GCTAAAATAGACTATCAGGACTAAATACCTTACTGTGTCCATGAAAAAGCTAATGTCCTTGTAGTTATACCTTTCCAGTCTGTCCTTGCACTCGTTCAGGAAAAGCTTAATGTCCATTAGTTCTAATAGCTCCTTCCTCATGCCCTAACCTCCTTGTTGGGTTTTGTGAAATTATACTTCAATTTTCCAGTCTTCTTCGGACTGGCAGGCGATATTATGGGATTTCCACAATCTTGGGTCCCTCCGGTACAAGGTCTATATTTTCCCTTTCCCTATGGCTCCTCTTCTCAAGGGTTATGTAGTAGTAGCCCGCAGGCTTGGGTCCCAATGGTCTAATTTCCTGCATGGGATTAGGTCCCTGCTTAGCCTGCATGGGATTAGGTCCCTGCTTAGGTGGTTCATGTGGTTTTTCTTCTTCTATTAGGTCCTCATAGGTTATGTTAGCTTGGGTCTGGGTAGTCTGGGTTTGGGCTTGGGTTTGGGCTTGGATCTTTTGACTAAGCCCTGAGAAGAAAACATAGAGAGAAATAAGAACACCAAGAACCGCAAGGAAAACATACAGTGCCGGTTTAATAAATGCATTCTGTGGTCTGATTTCTTCATCCGCCTCGTAGATCATGTCGTTATAGAGGTAAAAGGTTAGTTTATCATAGGGTATGTGGAACCTTCTAAGAACAAGTGATTTATCAAGTGGACTAAGAACCCTATAACGGAAGCCAGCAACGGAGAATATGTTGACACTTTTTGGAACCGCTTCGATGACAAATTCGCAAAGTTCGTAGAGCTTGCCGGGAATACTTTTGGGTGTCTGTGTGATGAAGATAAGGTTATGTGATAAATGTCTATGGTATTGAAGATAGAACCATACTTCTGGGTTTTCTTTAGCAAGGTAAAAAAACCTCTGGCATTCATCCATAACAATCCATACCCTTTTATTCTGCCACCAGCTCAGGTTTCCCTGCCAGAACTGAATATTTAGGAACCTTAGCCAATCCTCCCAATTCTCAATAAAAATGTAATTTGTTGGGTCATCAAGCCTAAGCCTAAGGTTTGTAATCAATAGGACATCATCCTTAACCCTAAAGAAAATATCAGATTCCTGAAGACACTTTTTCCTTATGGTGTGAACTGCCCAGTATGTTTTCCCTGAACCCGGGACACCAAAGATTAAGGCAATCATCTCAAAAGCAACTTGGTAATTATATCAACTGTAAGCCTAATAGTTATCCCACTGATTAACATAGTGAAAGCTTCCGGAAGCCTTAGTTGCCCAGCCAGCCAAACAGCCAGAGAACCAAGTGAAGCAAGAGGTAAGGTTATTTTTCCGGGTGTCTGAACGCCTGAGAAATAGGAAGCAAGAAGGTTCAGGGCAAACTCGGAAATTTCCACAAACAGGTTCCAAAGGATTATAGGAAGAATTATGGTAAACAGTGCAAACAAAACAACCCTAAGGGCTGAAAAGTAGTTAGCAAAGAAGTTAAAAAGAATAGCGAGAACCGTACCCATTATTCACTCCTCCATCCGAATAAACCGGCTAAGAATGCTAATGGAACAATTATAGCACCCATGAGATTTAGAACCCATGCATGTTCACAGAAGCTTATCCTGAAGGTTCCCGATCCAACCGTACAGCTACCGACACCACTTACATTAAGGTCTATTCCCTGTAGTATTCTCAGAAGCGGATGGTTGTTGATGATTGAGTTTATAAGTTGAATAGGGAAAGGTTTTTTATCAACGCTGGGTAAGGAAGTATCAAACCCGGGAATAGAAATATCCATTTCACTTTCACGGGAACCTTCACGAGTAGAACCTCTCCCAGCAGGAAAGTCTATAGCTTCATCAGGGCTTATGGACCAATCAACACTGGGCAACTCTAAATCTTCCAATGCATCAGATGGGATTAGTGGAATGGAACTATCCCGAGAAATCCTATCGTATTGTTCCCTCAACCACCTTAGGGAAGGGTCAGCCTCCACCACATCAGGCCTTACAAAGTCCTCAACCCTCGGAAAAACCTTAACAGGAACCCGACGCCTTTGGGACCAATCAGCTTCCTTTGGTGGTTGAGTTACATCAGAAGGACAAACACCGCCAACATTCCTAAGTGTGATAGTTACCTGACACTGATTACCATCAGAACCCGTATAGGTGTAGGTTCCCTCTGCAGGAACTAAAGCATACCAAACCCATTCGTATCTTTCTGTGCTAATAGACCTTGTCCATTTCCGTATTTCAACCGCAGGAAGATAAACACCACTACCGCCTCTACAACGAGAAGAGTAGCTTACCTCGTAAAACCGACTTGGTTCATTTCCAGAATTATCTATTGACAAAGTGCCCCAGCTTGTCCAGCCTGAGTATAGCCTTTCAGAGGAAGGTAAATAACAATACTGGGACTGGGTAGAGGACTGAATATTCTCAACCTCCCTGATAATCTGTGACAATCCAAGTGTCAAGACTATCCACTTGCCATGATGCTGGATGAATATCTTTGCCTGCTGAGTGGTCCGAGTAATAATCCCTCTATCCAACCAGTTCCTAACAGTTTGCAAACTCACGGACGCATACTTGCTTGACACAAACCAACGCCCAGCCAACCAATAGCCCGCAGCTTCAACGGTAGAAAAGAAAATAAAAACAGCAAACACCAAAGCAATCATTCTAGTATAGCCTTAAGTATTCCCAAGACAAGGAAAAGTAGGAACAGAGAGATAATAAGCAAGGTTATAAAGCTTGCCTCACTTTTACTAATCATAAGCTTTGAACACTCCTGAATGCACTTGGAAGCGGAATCGTAAAACTGTAAGTTCCAGTCGCAGAAAAAGCTTGTTCTCACAACTCCGGGTATAGGACTGTCATAGACCGGGACGCAATAATCCACGCCTAACTCCTTTGGATTAGGAGGATAGTGAAATAAACCGGCAGAGCAAGAATTAGGAGAGTTAGGAGATAACGCAGAAGGTCATTCAGAAACTCTCCCATTGCGCTCCCTCTTGTGTTGCAAGGCAGGAGCCGGGATTAACCCCGGCATTGAGCACCATGGGCGGTTAGCTTTTGTTCAGCAGCTTTATCACTTTCCTCACCGCCCATATACCAATTAAAGCTGCAAATATGACAGCGGCTCCGGTGTAAAATGTGCTGAGGTCAGGTTGCGGAAATTGCATGGTCACACCTCCTTTAAGGTTTTTTTACATTGTTAGAGTTTACTCCCGGTATGGGAACACCGGGAATATTATAAGGTTTGGGTTCCCTTAGTCTGATGTTCATATTGTTAAGAGAAAACTCGTATTCCTGTCCTTCTGAGATAGGGAACCCAGTAAAGATATTAACCAAGTATTCCCTATCCTCTTCCACTATAACATTAACTGCACTTTGGACCACATATAAAAGCTTGCCTGTTTTTGTTATTATTTCCCTTTCCTCATACTTCTTAATAATCCTAACCTTAGCCATGGTATTAATTATAGAATAGGTTGGTTGGTTTGTCAAGTGGTAAATGCGGGCACCCGGGCGGGACTTCCGCCCGCCTAAAACCCGGGACAGCCGGAAGATAGGTTAGTTGGTTGGTTAGCAAGCAGTGGTTGGGCGGGCAGGAATACCCTCGTGTCCCTTGCCTCTGTCTGGGTTGGGTCCTGTGGGTTTTTTATTCCTCTTATTTTGGTTGGGCAGGGCGAGGTTTCCCCTCGTGTCCCTGCCTCTGTCTGGGTTGGGTCCTGTGGGTAGGTAGTATTTTAGCATAGGTTGGTTCAAAAGTCAACAACCTTGTCCATGTACCCTTTTATGGCAGAATAAGGTTTTAGTCTAAATAATCTCTTGTCTATCCTTTCCAGTATGCGGTATTTCAAAAGAATATTAAGCCAGTTGTAAAAGGTAGCTCTTGAAACTCCTAAGTCCTTAGATACCCTTCGAGGATCAAGGTATACCTCAAGGGAATTGAAGTCCATCTTTTCTATAGCATACAGAAGCAAACGCCAAGCACCGGAGCCCATTTCCTCTATCTCCAATATGTCCCTTAGGAACCCTACAAAGACCTTAACGAATCCTTTGTCCACTGTAGGTTTTCTACCTATAAGTATTCCCTGCTCGTACTCTTCTATTATCTCTCCAGTTTTTGAATCATACAGGGTTATCTTTGCTCTGAGCATACCTACTATTATAGCACTGTCTAATTTTTTAAACAAACTGTCTAAAATTTTAGACAAGAAGAAGCGTTAAAGCCTTGAAAATCAACAACTTTATAATCTTAATCTTTATGTATGCAAAAATTGTGCCAATTGTCTAATTCCACTTGACAAATTGTTTACTCGTGATTAAAATACTCCAAAACCTTCAGGAGGTTAAGCCATGAAGAGAGATAGGCTGTGGGCAAGACTTACTCCAACTCTGGAGACGTTTTTTAAACTAGCCTTGGATGGGAAACCTACACCGGGAAGACTAAGGTTTATAGCTGAAGTCTTCTTGGAGTTAAGGGAGATAATGTTAAAGGACGATCTGGAACATAGCCTTACGCTGGAAGCTGCAGACGCAATTGATATGTGGATTAAGGGACTGCCCGACTTTGACCTTCAAAAGGAACTAAGGGATATAAGGGAGCTTGCAGAAGTTCTTAGTTTGGATAGGAAGGAAGAAAAAAGGAAAAATGGGAAAAAAAGGAAAAAAGATAGGGAAGATAGGTAAGTTTAGGGTATTGACTTTTTAGGTTGGTTGGTTTGGTTGAATTGGTTGGATGGTTAGACGGTTGGAGGAATTGGAAAAGTTGGAAGGGAGAAGATTTTTTTCGGCGCCTTACGGCGCCGGCGCCCGCACCGCCAGCGGGACCGCTGCTCGCTTCGCTCGCAGCTTAGCGCCTTCGGCGCTATCCCGCTGGCGGACGCCCTTCGGGCTTGCGGGCGCTTTATTAAATAGTTATGGGATCTCTACGATCTTGGGTCTAAGTTGTTATATTATTTTTTAGGCAGGCAGGCAGGGACAGGGCAAGGCTTGGGACCTTGGGAGTAATCCCTCCCTTGCCTTGCTCGCAAACCATATGCTGGGTCCCAAGCTAAGCACTATATTCAAAAAACCAAAAAAGACCTACCTCATCCAGCAAGTCCCTTAGTTCCTTGTTCAATGCCACAAAAAAATCCTCTTCATCTTGGTATATTTCCGTTTTCCAGTTTCCGTTT